GGACGGTGACCGGCAAGTTTGACTTCGTTGGCGAAGGCAAGGTCCAGGACTTCAAGTCAACGAGCACCTTCACCTACAAGAAGCAAGTCAACGCGGACAAATACACCCAGCAAGGCAGTATCTACCGTTGGCTTGATCCGAAGCTGATCTACCAGCCGGTCATGGAGATCCACTACATCTTCACCGACTGGAAGCCAGCCTTTGTGAAGACTGATCCAAGCTATCCGCCCAAGCGCTTTCTGACTCAGCCATTCGAGCTCATGGGCTTGAATGAAACCGAAGCGTTCATTCGCCGCAAGATCGAACTGATCGAGCAGTACTGGGATGCGCCTGAAGAGGACATCCCTGATTGCGACGATGAAGAGCTGTGGCGTTCAGAGCCCGTCTTCAAGTACTACAAGGATCCTGCCAATGCCAGCATTCCTGGCAAACGCAGTACCAAGAACTTCGACACACGGCAGGAAGCCGCTCTTTTCATGAGTGAGAAAGGCGGCGTTGGTGTGGTCAAGGAAGTCCCAGGGCAAGTCACCGCCTGCAAATACTGCCCTGCATTTGCCGCCTGCAATCAGAAAGATCGTCTGATTGCTTCAGGCGATCTCATTCTTTAATCCAGAAAGGCTCCCATGAAATCTTACGACGAGATGGAATTCCATCCGACATCCGAAAAGCTCGTACAGATCCTTTGCAGCAAAACCCAGAACAGCAACCCGCTGTTCTTCCGTGTGCTGGTTGGCTACTACTTCAGCATGGTTGCATCGATGATGCGGGCAACCATTGCTACACATGATCGCGGAGACATTCCGGTGAACATGTATGCCCTGAACCTGAGTACCTCAGGCTCGGGCAAAGGTTTCTCGACCAACATCATCGAGAACCAGGTGATCAACCAGTTCCGGGGTCGATTCCTCGAAGAGACCTTCCCCATCCTGGCTGAGCAGAACATGCCCAAGCTGGCGCTCAAGCGAGCCAATCGCAAAAGCACCGATCCGGATGAGGAGCTGGTGCGTGTGCAGAAGGAATTCGAACAGCTCGGCCCGTTGGTCTTCAGCTTCGATTCCGGCACACCTGCAGCGGTCAAGCAGATGCGTCACAAGCTGTTGATGGCAGATGCTGGCTCAGTCAACCTGCAGATCGACGAGATCGGCTCAAACCTGGTTGGCAACGTGGACGTGCTCAACACCTTCCTCGAGCTCTACGACATGGGCTTGATCAAGCAGAAGCTGGTCAAGAACACGTCTGAGAACGTTCGCAGCGAAGAGATCCTGGGTCGTACGCCTACCAACATGTTGCTGTTCGGTACGCCTTCGAAGCTGCTCAATGGTGGCAAGACCGAAGAAGAGCTGTATTCGATGCTTGAGACTGGCTATGCCCGTCGCTGTTTCTTCGGCTACAGCCGTGCGTCCAACAAGGCGGTCGACATGACGCCGGAGGAGGTCTACAACCAGCTGACAAACCAGGACAGCAACCAGTACCTGGACGAGCTGTCCGATCGCCTGGAAGCCCTGGCCGACATCATCAACGTGAACAAGCGTCTGGTGATGAGCAAGGAAACCAGTCTGTTGCTGATCGAGTACCGCCTGAAGTGTGAACGTGAAGCCGAGAAGTACCCGGAACACGAAGAGATCAAGAAAGCCGAAATCTCCCACCGCTACTTCAAAGCGCTCAAGCTGGCAGGTGCGTATGCCTTCGTTGACGACTCCCCGGAGTTGACAGAAGAGCATCTGTACCAAGCCATCAAGCTGGCTGAGGAATCCGGTGAAGCGTTCAACAAACTGCTGACTCGTGACCGTGCTTACGTGAAGCTGGCCAAGTACCTTGGCTCAGTCAAGCGTGACGTGACCCAAGCTGACCTCACCGAGGATCTGCCGTTCTATCGTGGCCCAGCCTCTCAGAAAACCGAGATGCTGACCCTGGCGACTGCTTGGGGCTACAAGAACAACGTGATCATCAAGAAGTCTTTCTCTGACGGTATTGAGTTTCTGCGTGGCGAAACGCTCAAGGAAACCGATCTGTCGAAGATGGTGGTCAGCTACAGCACGGACATCACCACAGACTACCGCAATGAGACTGCTCCATTTGAACAGCTGCACAAGCTGACTCAAGCACCCGGTCTACACTGGGTTGCTCACCATTTGAATGGTGGTTATCGCAACGAAGAGAACTGCATTCCAGGCTTCAACCTGGTGGTGATCGACGTTGATGGCGGTGTGAACATGAGCACCGTCAAGTTGCTGCTCAAGAACTACAAGTTCCTCATCTATACGACCAAGCGTCATACGGAAGAAGAGAACCGTTTCCGAATCATCCTGCCGATTAATTATGAGTTGTCGCTGGATGCCAAGGACTACAAGGAGTTCATGAGCAACATCTACGAATGGCTCCCATTCGAAGTGGATACGGCAACCGGCCAGCGTGCACGCAAGTGGCTGTCTCACGACGGGCACTACGAGTACAACGACGGTGACGTTCTGGATGCCCTACCCTTCATTCCAAAAACCAGTAAGAACGAAGAGCGCAAGGAGTTGCTGAACTCACAGCAATCCATGGACAACCTGGAGCGCTGGGTCATCAACAACATCGGTGATGGCAACCGCAACAACATGCTGCTGCGTTACGCAATGATCCTGTTGGATGGTGGCTTTGACTTCGAGAACATTCGTCAACGAGTCATTGAGCTGAACAACAAGATCGTGGACAAACTCGATGAAGTCGAGATCATGAGCACCATCATGGTGACCGTGGCCAAGAACATTGCCAAACGCTAAAGCACTGCGCCTTCGGGCGCTTCTGCGATAAACCAAGGAATCCCATGAACGAAACCAACGACCATCTCGTATTGCTTTGTGGCAAATCAGCCACCGGCAAATCGGCATCTCTGATGGGGCTTGCAAACCCCGATGGAGTGCTCTACCTGAACTGCGAGTCAGGTAAACGACTGCCCTTCAAATCCAAGTTCATGCAGAAGACCGTCACGGATCCGCTGCAAATTTACGAGGCATTTGATTGGGCAGAAACCAACGACAAGGTGCACACCATTGTTGTTGACAGCCTTACGTATCTTCTGGATATGTATGAGAGCATGTATGTGCTGAATTCCAGCAATACCATGCAAGCGTGGGGCCAGTTTGCTCAGTACTACAAAGCACTGATGCAGCAATACGTCGCACGCTCTACCAAGCGCATCATCTTCATTGCACACACTTCAGACACTCTCAATGAGAACGAAATGGCAATCGAGACCAAGGTTCCAGTCAAAGGCTCTTTGAAGAACAACGGTATCGAAAGCTACTTCACCGTAGTGATTGCATCGAAGAAAGTGCCGCTCAAAGCACTGAAGGACTACGGTTCAGAACTCCTGACCATTACTCCTGAAGAGGAAGCACTTGGATTCAAGTACGTCTTCCAAACCAAGATCACAAAAGACACCGTCAACGAGCGTCTGCGTGGTCCACTCGGGTTGTTCGATACGAAGGAAACTTTCATCGACAACAATATGCAGTTGGTCCTCGACCGACTCAAGGAATACTACTCGTGAGAGCCGTATATACATCAACCAAACCAAATCAAACTGAAGGAAAAACCAAATGAGCTTGCTCGCAAATCTGACCACTGACGACTCCATTGCCAACGAAAAAGACTCCGTTGGCTCGGGCGGTCCCCTCGAATCCGGCCTGTACAACTGCACTGTGGCCATGGCCTATCTGACCAAAGCTGCCAGCGGCGCTTTGGGCCTGGTGCTGACCCTGAAGACCGACGCAGGTCGTGATCTTCGCCAAACCCTCTGGATGACCTCTGGCACCGCAAAAGGTGGCAAGAACTACTACGAGAAAGACGGCGAGAAGCATTACCTGCCTGGCTTCAACCATGCCAACAGCCTGGCTCTGCTGACCGTCGGCAAAGAGATCGCTGCACTGGAGACCGAAACCAAGGTCGTCAACGTGTACTCGGCCGAAGCCAAAGCAGAAGTGCCTACTAAGGTCGAAGTGCTGATGGATCTGCTGAACCAGGAAATCATCGCTGGTGTGATCAAGCAGACGGTCGACAAGACCAAGAAGAACGACAACGGTGTCTACGAAGCCACGGGCGAAACCCGTGACGAGAACGACATCGACAAGCTCTTCCGTGCACGTGACCGCATGACCACTGCCGAGATCCGCGCTCAAGCCGAATCGGCCAGCTTCATTGACACCTGGAACAGCAAATGGGCTGGCAAGACCAAGGACAAATCCAAAGGCGCTTCCGGTACCGCAGGTGCCCCGAAAGCCGCCGGTGCCCCCGCAGCAGCAAAGAAGCCCACTACGAGCTTGTTTGCCTAAGCAAAACGGGCCAAAAGCAAATGCTGCGGATACGTCCCATGTGCACAGAGCACCAGTGTAGCGAGTAGGCCCACCTTTCTCAAACCAACCAAGGAAACGCAATGCAACTCGATGGAAACATGCCCATCAACGTGACCCTGTCTCTGGACAAGATCAACGTGGTACTGGGTGCCCTGAGCACGCTGCCTTATGAACGCGTGGCTGGTCTGATTGCTGAAGTTCAGCAACAGGCTGCTCCGCAAGTCATGGCTGCGCAACAACCCCCAGCCCCTGCTGCTGAAGAAAGCCCTGCAGAATGAATGACGTAAACCAAGTCACGATCCCCAATCGTGTGACCTTGGGCGACATACAGTCTCAAGTGAAGTCGGTGTACTACCACGTCGTACCCGACACCACTCTGACGATCTGCGTGCTGACACTCAAGAACGGCTACACCGTGATGGGTAGCAGTGCTTGTGTAGACCCAGCATCTTTCAACAAAGCTGTTGGTGAACAGATTGCCTATGACAATGCCCTGAATGAAATCTGGGCACTGGAAGGCTATCTGCTCAAGCAAAAGCGTTTTGAAGCGGGGCTCGTATGAAGCAGTTCATTGGAGTCAAGCTGATTAACGCCAAGCCGATGACACGGGCCGACTACAACACCTTGCGTGGCTGGGAACTCCCGGCTGACGAAGATGGTGCTGATGAAGGCTACCTGGTCGAATACGTGGACGGCGGAAAAGCCAATCACAAAGATTTTGCTGGCTATATTTCGTGGTCACCCAAAGACGTGTTCGATCGTGCTTACGGTCCGCGTGAAGGTATGTCGTTCGGCATGGCAATCGAAGCCCTCAAAAAAGGTCTGAAGGTTGCCCGTGCTGGCTGGAATGGCAAAAACATGTTCGTGTATTACGTTGCAGCCAACACCTATCCGGCGCAGCGTAACCCAATGCAGAACATGCTTGGCATCTTTCCTGGCGACATGGTTCCGTACCGTGACTACCTAGCCATGAAGGCTGTCGACAACCAGGTTGTTCCCTGGGTGGCCAGTCAAACCGACATCCTTGCCAGCGACTGGAACATCGTATGACCGATCCAACTCAAGAAACCGCTGACACGGTTGCAGTCAATGACCTTAACCAGTTCGTCTTTTTGCTGAGCAATTGGCACCAAGATCGCGTTGCTGTTCTGAAGCAAATGATGGAGATCCCTCAAGGGTTCGAAGTCGAGATGGAAGGCGAAGCGCCGATGGCCCTGACGGGAGACCTGCACAAAGGCTTCAAGATCGGTCTGATCGTGGCCCTGAGTGAGCTGGGTGTGCTGCCTTTCGTGGCAGAGACCAATGCTCAGGAATCCGAAACGGCTTCCGATGAGCCAGTCCAGACGCATTAAGGTCGTTGGTCAAGATCCTAGTCTTCGGAACTGGGGTCTTGCGGTTGGCTACTATGATCTGGAAACCAAAAAGCTCGAGATCGACTATCTGGACATCACCAACCCTGTCTTGCCTACCGGCAAGCAGGTGCGGCAAAACAGTACCGATCTCGAGTCCGCACTCCAGTTGTACAACGGAGCCGCCGATGTCACCATTGGCGCACACGCAGTCTTTGTCGAAGTTCCTGTCGGAAGCCAGTCTGCAAGGGCAATGGCTTCCTACGGCATCTGCGTAGGCGTCCTCGGGGCACTGAGAGCAAACGGTATTCCCTTTTTCGAGGTGACCCCAACAGAGGTCAAGCTTGCTGGGCCAGGCAACAAGACAGCCACCAAGCAAGAGATGATCAAGTGGGCCATGGTTTCACATCCTGAAGCAAACTGGCCCACATACA